ACCCGTCAGTCACCCACCCTCCCAACCATGCGCGACCTTCTCAGCCATCACCGCACTGGTGACGTCCTGCTCTGCGCCTTCTTCGCCGCACTGTTCACGGTCTTGATTCATGGTTGAAGCTGCTCAGGCTCCTGACTCTGACCAGCTGCTCACCACCATCACGGAGCTCAAGGCCGCCGCTGCCGAAATCCAGGAGCAGCTCACCAAGGCACTGGATCAGCTCACGCACCTGATGGACGAGTGCGAGATCGACAGCGCTTTTAAGTTCAACGACTGGAGCTTTTCCAGTACCAGCCGCAACACCTACAGCTATCCAGAAACGGTGCTGGGCATCGAGGCTTACCTCAAGTCCGCCAAGAAGGCTGCTGAAGCTGATGGCAGCGCCACACCCAAGGTCGGTGCACCCTACTGGACCATCCGCAGTCCCAAGCCATGAAGCAGCAGGCCACAACCAGCAGCCACATGGATCGCATGAGGATGAACCGCGGTCAGACATCCCCAGCGCGCCGCGAAGAAATCACCCGCGCAGTGCTCACCGCCAGCATTGAGCTCAGTCACAACGAACTGGCGCAGCAGGTGGGCGTAAGCCGCGAATGTGTGCGGCAAGTGCGCAGTGGTCAGCTCTACCGCAGCTATTGCCCAGACCTTCCGCGCCTGGCGCCTGGCGTTCTGCAGCTCAGCTGCAACGACTGCGTCCACTTCATCCGCGAACGCCTGCGCCGCCGCGTCAATGGCGTCGACCGCACCGGTTACTGCGGGCTGGGTATTCCCGAATGCCTTGAAGGCTTTGCCTTCGCGCGCGGCTGCGGCGCCTTCGCTCATGCGCTGGAGATCGAAGCATGAACTGCCCTCATTGCGATCATCCCAAGTCCCGCGTCACCTCCACCAGGCGCGACACCATCGAGAGCGTCATCAGGCAACGCAACTGCTGCCTATGCGCCAAGGGCTGGCACACGCTCGAGGTGGAGCTACCTCGCGGCTCGGTCGCGCACACACATTCCACCGGTGAGCTGGAACGCCGCGCCGGCTTTCGTCAGGTCAACTTCTCATGAGCGACACACTCGACAACGTCCGCAAACGGCTCGAATCGATCATTGCTGAAGCCGCCGCTGATCTGGATGCTGAGCGGCTCCTGCGCGACCAGCAGCTGGCGCGAGCGATGGAGAACATGAGCCAGGAATCAGCCTGCCAAGCCGCCTACCGCGACGGCCGCCGTGATGAGCGCCATCGCTGCCAATGCCTGATCGATGATCACCTGGCCACCCTGCAGCGTGGCGGCATGAACGCCATTGCGCTCCAGGCCCTGCGCAAGACGGTGGGGGAAGGATGAGCGAATACCGAGGCACCACCATCAGCGTGCTCATCACACGAACTGAGCAGCACCCAGTCTTTGGTGAAGGCGTCCTGCTCACCCTGGACGATGAAGGCGGCGGCGCCTTCCTGATCATTCAGGACACTTCCGACGCTGATAGCGGAAAGATCCGCCTTGAGCTCGGTGAACTGGAGCAGTTGGTGATCGAAGCCAAGAAGCTGCTTGCTGCAGTGGAGGAAGGATGAGCGCACTATCCGCCGCCATCGCTCGCACCCCCGACCGCATCATCACCAGCTGGCTGCAGCTCGAGGATTACCTCGACCATTACGGCTCACGCGACGACGTGAACTGTCTGCACGTCAATGAGCTGATGGATCTTTGGTGCTGCACACAACCCACCGTCAGCCGTCGCCTGGCTGGGATCAACAAGGCCGGCCTGGCCACCATCGAGCGGGCCAATGGGTTTCATGGTGGTTGGTGGGTGAAGCGCTGATGACCATCTCCTGGAAGCAGCTCGCCGCCATCCCAGACAGCACCATGAAGCAGCGCATCATCAAGGCGCTGGATGTTGAGGTGCCGCCTGAAGGGATCGCCAAGGACTTTCGGGAGAATGGCCTGCTGATCAGCGTGGTCGAAAACGGCTTCACGCTGCTCGACATCAAGCACCATGACCCGGTCCTTGCTCGCACCTGCACCCCATACGCCACCGCCCGCGAAGTGGTGATCGCCTGCCGCTGGCCTGATGGCACCCCCACCGGCAATGCCATCAGGGAATGGCTGGGCCACTACGGCTACACCAGGCCTGGCAAGAAGGCCTCAGCAGTTCCTGCTGCTGTCGTCGCCACAGGCTTTGGGCCTGAGGCTTTCAGCCATGATGGCCTCGATGCCACTGATCCGAATCACGCCACCAGGACGGTGATCTGATGGCCAATCCCCAGAAGTCCAAAGGCGACCGCGCCGAGCTGGAAGCGGCCGAGCTGCTCACCCAGCTGCTTGGCGTGCCCTGCAGGAGGAAGCTCGGGGCCGGCAGGATCGATGACACGGGTGACATTGATGGCGTGCCAGGCCATGCAATTCAGATCGCCAACTGGGCCGACACAGCAGCAGCCGCCAGGATCAAGCCACCAGAAGCTGAGCAGCAGCGCCTCAACGCCGACCTGGCGCACGCCGCCACGCTGGTGCGCTTCAGAGGTGGCACATGGCGCATCGTCCTGACACTGGACCAGTGGGCTCGATACGTCCGATGCACTGCACCCTGAAGCCGTTCTGGGTCACGACCGCACCAGACCGCACCCGCGCCCAGGACGTGCGCCTGCTGGCCCGGTCGGCCTGGGCGGCGTGGTGGCTCCACAGGCGTCTGCATCCTGGGGTGGAGATCACGATGGTTCGGGAGGTGGGGTGATGAACATCAACGTCAGCATCGACAGCAAGGATCTGAATAAGGCCGCCTTGTGGCTTGCCACGATCAATGGCCAGATGCCTTACGCCACATCCCGTGCGCTCAACGATGCGGCCAAGGAAGCAGTCAAGGATCTCAACGCGTCAACCTCGACCTACTTCGACCGTCCAACTAAGTTCACGCAACGCGGCTATGCGGTCACGGGCTACAGCAACAAGAACAACCTCACGGCCACACTGAACCTCAGACCGATCCAGGCCAGCTACCTGGTGCCGTCGGTCAAGGGTGGCATCAGGCCCCAGCGACCATCGGAGCGCAAGCTGCAAGGCGTGGCGGCATGGCGGCCAGGCCTTGGTGCCAGCCTGAACAGCAGCGGCAACATCAGCAAGGCGCAGGCGGTCAGAGCGCTCAAGGGTGGGCCGAGCCTCTTCCGCGTTGATGGCGCCAAAGGCAAGCTCAAGCCTGGCATCTACCAGCGGATGGCCAAAGGGAAGATCAAGAACATCCTGAGCTTCAACGCCCTGCCCAACATTCAACGCCGCTGGCCGATTGATCGGATCAGCAGCGCGAGCATCGAGCGGCATCTACCTGCTCGGCTCAACCACTGGATAGAGCAGGCGATCAAGCCAAAGTGAGTACAAGACCCCTTGCGGCACGGGGCCCGGGGGGTCTCTGGGTCCTCCCAAGGGGTCATGGCCCGAGGGTAAACTCGCGCTCGGTCAATTTTTAGCGGCAGGCCGCTGACCCTCCTAACCATGGCCCCCTTTGTCAGTCGATCCCCGACCCAGTTAGGCGGAAGTTAGGGGATCGTTAGCCTAACTGGACCGACCTAACGATCTTTAGCGAGTGCCAGAGCTTCTCAAGCCTGCGGAGTTTGCTGCCATCAAAGGCGTGAGCAAGCCAACGGTGCATGAAGCCATGAAGGCGCGCATCGCCGCCGCGATCGTTGAGGTCAATGGCCGCCGGCTGCTGAATCGGGATCTGGCGCTGGAGCTCTGGGACGCGAACACCCGCCGCAACAACAACACAAAGACGGGCCTCCCGGCCGATCGCAAAACGGCAGAGCGCAAGGCTCGCCAGCTCAATCCAGATCCACCACCACCGGCCAGCCTCCCCACAAACAAGCAGCTCCTGGCGCTGGTGCAGGGGCTGCCAGAGGATCAAGTTCCTGATCTGATCGACAGCCAGCGGCGCAAGGAGCACTACCTCGCTGAGCGCGCCAAAGTCGCGGCACTACGGGAGCGTGAAGAGGTGGTCACAGCGGACCAAGTGAAGGCCGAAGCGTTCGCTCAGGCGCGGGCGGTGCGTGATGCACTGCTGGGCCTAGCTGATCGACTGGCGCCGATGCTGGCGGCCACCGCCGACGCAAGGGAGTGCCACCGGCTGCTGACCGAAGAGCACCGGGTGGCGCTGCGAGGCCTGGCCAATGGCTGATGCAGCAACGGTCTACCGGCAAGCCTTCAGCGATGGGCTGATGCCACCGGCCGCCATGACGGTGAGCGAGTGGGCGGACGCGCATCGGATCCTGAGCGGCAAGGGCTCAGCTGAAAAGGGACCATGGCGCACGGTGCGCACGCCCTACCTGAAGGAGCCGATGGATTGCCTGAGTCCCAGCGATCCAATCCGCCGGGTGGTGCTGATGTTCGGCAGCCAGATGGGCAAGACCGAGGTGGTGTTGAACTGGCTTGGATCGATCATCCACCTGTGGCCCGGGCCGATGCTGCTGGTGCAGCCAACCCTGGACATGGCGAAGCGTCTGAACCGCCAGCGCCTGGAGCCGCTGCTCAGGGAAACGCCGGTGCTGGCCGATCGGATCGCACCGGCCCGTTCCAGGGACAGCGGCAACACCATGTTCCTGAAGGAGTTCGTGGGGGGTCTTTTCGTTGTCACCGGCGCCAACAGTGCCAGCGGCCTGCAGTCGATGCCTGCCGCCTACCTCGCCGCCGACGAGGTGAGCAGCTACCCCCTGGAGGCCGACGACAAAGGCGACCCGCTGGAGAACGCTGAAGCCAGGACGCGGACCTTCCCGATGGGCAAGGTACTGATCACCAGCACCCCCGGCACGCGCGGGGCCTGCCGGATCACCGAGCAGTTTGAGCGCCGCTCGGACCAGCGCCGCTATGCCGCCTTCATGCCGTGCTGCGGCGCCAGGGAGGTGCTGCGCTGGCGCGAGCACATGGTGTGGGATCGGCCGGATGGTGAGGTGTGGTGCCAGTGTCCCGCCTGTGGTGAGCGGATTGAGCAGCACCACAAGACCACCATGTTGGCCGGTGCCGAATGGCGAGCGCACGCTGCAGGCGATGGCCAGACCGCCGGCTTCCACCTACCGTCCTGGTACGCCCCGGCCGGCTGGACACCGTGGGAGCAGATCCGCGATGAGTTCCTGCGGGCCAAGGGTGACCCACTACTGCTGAAGGGCTGGGTCAACAAGCACGCCGCCGAGGCCTGGGAAGACGAGGCGGTGGCACGGATCAATGCGGACGGACTAATGGAGCGAGCCGCCAAGGAGCCCTACCCCACCGGCCATTGTCCTGATGGTGTGCTGCTGCTGCTGGCTGCTGTTGACGTGCAGGACACCTGGCTTGAGGTGTCGGTCTGGGGCATCGGCCGCGGGGATGAAAGCTGGTTGATCTGGCACCAGAAGATTGAGGGCGATCCGGCCCAGGCCGAACCGTGGGAGCAGATCGACACCATCCGCCGGACGGAATGGCCTCGGGAAGGCGGCGGCATCCTGACGATCCGCCACACCGCGGTGGACACCGGCGGCCACTTCACCCAGGAGGCCTATGAGTTCTGCCGCCAACGGGCAAGGGAGGGCGTGGTGGCGATCAAGGGCAGCAGCACCAGGGCGGCGCCGGCCCTGGGCAAGGGCAGCAAGCAGGACGTGAACTGGAAAGGCCGCATGGTGAAGGGCGGCGTCACCCTGTTCATGGTCGGCACTGACACCCTGAAGCGCACCATCTACGCCCGCCTGAAGATTGATCAGCCAGGGCCAGGCTTCATCCATTTCGGCCAGAACGCCACCGACGAGTACCTCGAGGGCCTGACCTGTGAGCGGCTGATGCCACGCACGGTGAAGGGCTTTCAAGTGCTGGAGTGGCAGAAGCCGAGCGGCGCTCGGAACGAGCCGCTTGACCTGACGGTTTACAGCCTGGCAATGCTGGAGCTGGTGAAGCGCCGCTACAACCGCGCCACGATGTGGGATCAGCTGGAAGCGCAGGCGACGGGGATGATCCCCAGCCAGCCAGCACCACCCACCACCCAAGCCAGCCAGCCCACTACTGCCTGGCTGAACAAGCCTGGCCGCAGTGGCTGGCTGCGTCGGTAGCCTGAGCCATGGCCTACACCTCCACCCAGCTGGCGGATCTTCGCGCCGCAATCGCCGAAGGCGTGCTGTCCGTCCGGTTCAGTGATGGCCGGCAGCTGACGTATCGCAGCCTGGACGAGATGCGCCGCATTGAGGCGACCATGGCAGCCGAACTGGAGTCCAGCACCAACGTGAGAATCAAGCGCACCTACTTCGGAATGCAGAGGTGCAGCTGATGGCGAAACGCAAGGGCCGCCAGGACCTGGCTGGGTTCCGCCAGACACTGGCTGAGTTTGAAGCGGCCAAGCAAACCAGGCGGACGGATGGCTGGTGGGCCACCAACAGCGGCCCCAACTCCGATCTGCGGACCGCCTGGTATTGGCTGGTCAAGCGACACCAGGACCTGGCCGACAACGATGCCTATGCCAGCCGTGCCATCGGCGTGATCGTCAACAACTGGATTGGCGACGGCGTGATGAGCACGCCGTTGGGCGCCACCAAGCGATACAACCAGTCGTGGAAGCGTTGGTGTGATTCGCCAAGGGGTGATTTCTATGGCGTGCATGACTGGTTTGGAAATCAGGCCGTAGGTGCCAGGACCACCGCCGTTCGTGGCGCCGTGCTGCTGCGCAAGCGGGTGAACCCTGCGCTACTGGACGAGGGCCTGGTGCCGCTGGAGGTGCAGATGCTCGAGCCGGATTGGCTCGATTTCAACAAGGACAACGGCGTCGACATCCTGTTTGGCCAGCAGTTCGACAACGACGGCCGGCTGCAGGGGTACTGGATCCGCGACAAGCACCCAGGCGAATCGGTGCTGAACACCGGCGTCAGGATTCAGTCTTCGTTCGTGCCAAAGGCTGAGATCAGCCTGCATTACGACAGCCGCCGCGCCGGTCAGCGCATGGGCCTGCCGTTTGGCACGGCAGCAATCATGACCCTGCGGGACATGGGCGACATCCGCGCCGCACAGCAGATGAAGGACAAGATCAGCGCCTGCTTCTTCGGCGTCGTCACCGACCTGGATGGTGAGCAGGACCCCAACAGCACTGGCATTGCCTTCGACACCATCGAGCCTGGAGCCGTCGAGCACCTACCACCAGGTCGCAACTTCCAGGCCTTCAGCCCGCCCAGCTCTGGTGATTTCGTCAGCACCCACCGGGAGTACGCACACGCCGTGGCAGCTGCCTACGAGATCACTTATGAGAGCCTCACCGGCGATCTGAGCAATGTGAACTTCAGCAGCTTCCGCGGTGGTTGGCTGGAGTTCAGCCGGCGCATCGCCTACCTGCGCGGAAAGGTGACCGTGCCAGGAATGCTGAACCCGGTGTGCCGCTGGCATGACGAGCTGGCGCGGATGAGCGGGCTGCTCAAGGGCCCGATGGAGTGGACCCACACCCCGCCACGCCGCGAGATGATCGATCCCACCAGGGAGATCCCGGCGCTGATCGATGCCGTCAGGGCCGGGATCATGTCACTCAGCGAGGTGCAGCGCTCCTTCGGCTATGTGCCCGAGGAGGTGATTGCTGAGCTGGCCCTAGACGTGAGCCGCGCCAGGGATTCTGGGCTCACCCTGTCGATCGATCCCGGCATGGTCAGCGACTCTGGGGTGATGCAGGCCGGGCAGATGGCGGGCCCAGCAGCAGACACCACTGAAGACCCTGCCGCACCTTGATTCGGTCAGGCTCCGTAGCCTGACTCATTGATTGTGGTGGCCATGAAGGGAGTAACTGTCAAGGCGGCGGCGACTGCGCCAGTGCTCCAGCTTTACGGGGACGTGGGGATCGACGTCCTAGCCACCGACGTTGCCAGTGCCCTGCAGCAGGCCGGCGGCCGGGATGTGACGGTCAATCTTTTCAGCTATGGCGGTGATGCTGGGGAGGGCCTGGCCATCCATGACTTGTTGGCTCGGTACGCCGGCAAGACCACAGTGGTCATCGATGGCGTGGCTGCCAGCGCTGGCTCGATGGTGGCAATGGCTGGCGACAAGGTCGTGATGC